CGCGCACGTTGCCCCCGTCCTCCCGGACAGCAAGCCAGAAAGCTACAGGCATGTCGTTCAGGTCGACCATGACAGGGAAGTCCGTGAGGTCGGAGCCTACCGTGCCGGACGGGACCGTGACGTCGAAAGTGTCTACGGCAGGACCGCTGCCACCCCCGCCGCTGGACGCGAGGGAGCCGAGGATGTGAAGGTTGCTCATGCTCTGGCCTTTTCTGTGAGTCAAAAACTTGGTCATGTCGTGATGTCTCCCGACAGGATGTATGCGTTGGTCCCGTCTGGGATCAGAGACGCGGCAGAATAGCGGGTCCGCATCTTCAGCGCACCGTCCGCAGACCGGATCGTCACCCCGGCCCCTGCGACGAAGGTGGTTTGCCCGAGACCCATTTGGACGACCATAAGTGGCTCCGTCCCCACGAGTCCCGAGTTGATTGTGACCGTGTTTGCCCCGGCAATGTCTATCTTCTTGACGACGTTCCCGGCGAGGTCCGAATCGGTGAGGACGTAGTTTGAGGTTTGCGTCTGCCGCGTGATCGGGACCACACCAGACGTCGCGACCCAACTCGACCCGTCGAACCGAAGGTATTCGCTAGTGTCCGAAACCCACATGCGAAACCCGTCAGACGGCGTGAGGTAGACCCACGCCCCGTCGTCCCGGATCGCCACGTCCTCGGCGTTGGTATCCCCCGTCGGGACAATGTAGATGTCTCCGTTGCTGGGGGAGCCGGGAAGGCTGGTCGTGGCCGAAAGCGCGGAGCCGCCGACCATGACCGAAAGAGCCAACAGGTTCGCGTCGTTCTCTGGACCCCAATCATTCGCCCCGGCGGGCCAGAAGCCCGTGAGACCGAGGCCGGGAAGTGTGCGTTTAGCCATCTCGGCCCCCTATCACGCGGCTGCGACTGTGAAGCCGCCTACCGAGGTTTCACCCGAGATCGCGATCCCGTAAATCTTGTCCGTGGCGGACAGGTCGTTGAAGGCGACCACAGAAAGGTCGTTCTGGTCAAGAACGATGCCGTCGGTCACGTCCGCCGCCGGGAGGCTCGTCGCGATGACGATCCGGGCCGGGTCCGGGCCCTTGACCTGAATCAAGGCCGAGGAAAGTGATTCCCCGATCAGAACGTAGGCGTCTTTCGTGAGTGTCTTATCTGTGATTGTCGTGGTCATGGTCATATCCTTTAGCTGGGCGCACCGTAGCTATACCCGTAATTGCGTCCGTAGCCAACGCGCTCAATATCGAGCAGGAGAACGGTGGGTTGGACTGATTCGATACTGTCTCGAACAGCATACAGCTTCACGTCGATATATCTCTCTGCGTTCAAGAAGTCATCCGGCACGATCTCGAACGTGGTAGCCCCTTCTGCGATGCCGGAATACTCGTGAACAACCGTGCCGTCGCTGCGATTGCAGACCTTGATCGTCGTCGTCTGTCCGACTTCAGGCGTGACTGTTGTGCCGCCCCAGAGCGGAGGCACCGTGTCCTCATCGAACCTATTCCGGTTGGCCCACGTCACAGTCAGGGACGACGGAACCGTGGACGCCCCAGCCTCCGTGTAGCTGGCCTCGGCAAAGCCGTTCCCTTCGATCCCCCCGTCCGCTGGGCGGTGCGGCGCGTAAGGCCGATCCGTGGGCGTGAAGGTCTCGGTCGTCATAAAGGCTTCGTCGAGAACCCCCCCGGAGTTGGTCGTCTGGACCTCATAGAAAGACGCAGTTCCCGAGGCATGTTCCGACGGCTCGATCTGGATCAGGCTATCGTTCAGGAACCAGATAGGGTCCCCGATCACCCAAGCCTTTGGCGTCGTGTCGAACATGCCGCGCGCGACCTGATACCCATCGTCGCCGTCGTCGTATGCGTAAAGCATTACGATCTCGCTCGTGTCGTCGCCTAGCCCGATCTGGTAGAAGTCCCCTTCCTCCGGTTCTGCGAGAAGCCCGGTGATCCGGCGAATCTCGCCGCCCGTGAGGGTCGACATGGCTTCCCGAGGTAGTGCGACTTCCAAGGCTCCCAGAGGCGTGGACTGCAATTCGGCCAAGGTCTCGACCGCGACCGACCCGTTCGGCTTCGTCACTTCCCCCCACAGGATGATCGTGTCTATGGGCTGATCCGCCGTGTTACCCAAGACGGTCATCCTGACGCTCGGGTAGTCGTCGTCATCCACGTCGGTCAAAGCCATGCCCGAGCGCAGGAGCAAGGGCAGCGGCGTCGTGGTGATCGAGATCGTTTCGAGGGGCATAGGTTCAGGTTGGATGCCGTCCCACGCTGTTGGATCAACCGGGTCGTATGTCGTCTGCCCGAGGCCAAAGATGTCTTCGGTGACGGTCAGCTTCATCTTCGAGTCGCCCGGCTGGCCGTAGTCTACCTTGTAGACCCGCAAAGGCATGTCGACGATCCCGTCGTCCGGCCACGAGAACTTGACCACCTGACCGGGCTTTACGGCCCCGGCGCGCGTATTGGCTACGAGGTCGCATGAGAACGTCGGATAGCTGGCCGACCGGAGATCGCGGCCCCCAATGAATTGGGCGAGCCGGGAATACCGGACGCCGTAGTAGCCCCGAGTCTCTGACCTGATACCGCCCTGCATGGCGATGTTCGCAATGTCTTGGAACGTGATCGACGTGTCTTCGCCGTTGTCTGGGTCCGTGTATGTGATGACGATCTCATTGCTGGTCTCGGACATCGCCTTGCGCTGCCTGTTGTTGGCCGTGCAGTTCGACGGGTCGAGCGTGATGCACTCGTCGAGGTCATAGTCGCCCCGGATCAAGACGATCTCCCAGAGGCCCGTTTCAGGGTCCAGATAGACCATGCCCTGAATGTGATCGCAGACCTCTTGCACGAACTTCTCTACGGCAGACTGTTGGGTCCACATCATAGTCAGCCCGAAGCCTTCCGAGATCAGGACCTCCGCCGCGTAGATGAAACTGTCCCCGATGTCCGCGTCAGGGACTCCAAGGCCCCAATCGTCGTTCGTCAGGCACTCCCGGATCATGTGCGACGGGTTCGCGTCCAACACTAGCCCTGACAGGATCGCGCGCCGGACAGCGTTCGACAGCCCTTGCGTGTCGGACCCCGAGATGACCGGGACCCCATCCTGCGTGGTGTTGTCGAGTTGTGCTGTAAAGGTCGTGTTGGCCTGATTGTAGTTGATGGCGTAGAGGTCGACCGGGTTCCCATTCGCCTTGCTGAACTCTCCGCTGTTTTGGTCCAGCATGTCCGCCGCCGGGCCGGAGGCCGCAGAACTAAAGCCGTCGTTCGAGGCTGCGTCCGTCACGAGAATGATCGAGCGCCCCGCCAAGTCGTCGTTCTTGGTCGTCTGGAACCACGTCTCGGCAGCCGTATAGGCCGGGACGACATCGCCCCCGAAAAGCTGGCCCGTGGAGTCAATGAACGCCCTGATCTCGTCGATGTCGGTCGATGTGACATCCGTGCGTTCGATGGACACATCACCAACGCCGGAGGACCAGAACCGGACTCCGAGGTCGATCTTGTTGCCCAACGAGATCGCCAATTCGATGAAGTCCAAACTATCCCGAACGGAATTTTTGATCGTGTTGAACTGGCTTCCCGACAAAGACTGTGATCTGTCCAACAAGAAGTAGATCGAACGGTCGCCAATGTCCCCGCGAGGGATCGCGGACAAGTGGTCTTGCCAGCCCTTCGGGATACGGGTCACGTCCAGCCACGTCGGGGGCAGGTATGGGTTGTTCATCACCCACAGAAAGCCTTGGTCGTCCGCGTTGCCCCGGAACATCAGGTGGGCGATGCCCCGGTATCCGGGCATTGTGGTCGGGGTCAGGCCATACCGGGAAGCCGACGCTGCGGTCATTAGCTGATCCGAGTCGCCCATGTAGACATCCACGGTCCCGGCAACCCCCCCTTCTTTCTTCTTGCCACCGAAAGCGTCAAGCGCGTTGATCGCCAGCGTCGAGGTCCGCGAGATGTGGCCTTCCCAGACCAGCTTCTCTTTGACCCAGATGCCGTTCAAGGAATCGAGGGGACCATGACAAACGCCGTAGTCCAAAGTCAGGTAGTATTCCGCAACCTGATATTCGGTTTTACCCTTACCGCCGCCGCCCATTGTCAGCCTCCCGTGCTTCAGCGGCTTTGATCGCGCGCTCCAAGTTTCCATCCTTTATCGCACGGAATCTCTCGATGTCGATCCCATCCCGGACGAACTCCCGGAAGTCGAAGTTGTGGCGCGTCAAAAAACGGCGCTGCCCGGAGATGCAAAGACCCGCCTTGAAGCCGTCTTCAGGACGAACTTTAATCATTTCTTGCCGCCCTCTTTGTAGGTCTTCTTCACGGTCAACTTGTTTGTCGAGTGCAGGATGTTCAGCCCTTTGATTCTCGGGGACCCCCAGATCACCATGATCGGGGAACCCGTAGAGTTTGTCGGACTATCCATGTCCTTCGTCTCCGGTGGCTGGGGGGCCTTCGGCTTCGGCATGATGAGGTATGCCACAATGTTCAGGGCGATCCCGATCAGGAGGGTTGCGAACCAGCCAATCATGTCAAATCTGCGACTTGTTGATCGGGTTCTCCGTGGGAATCCAAGGCTGGCCCCCGAAGTTCACGATGTTGTCGTGCAGGTCCGTGCAGTCGCCCCGGAGCCGATTGCACCCGAGAGCGACTTCTACCGTGTCTCCGATGTTGAGAGCCGATGTCGGCCCGGCCAACTGAAGCGTCACCGCCCCTTCTGTCCCCAAGATCATTCTCTGTTCCTTCCCGAAGTCCCCGTCCCATTTGACCTTCCCCGCCCGGAATTTGTTACGAGGGATAGGGCCCTCCCAATCCGGGGCCAGTTCGATCCATGTTCCGCCCATGTCCACGACGGTATGACTCGTAGTCGCAACGGCCTCGGAGGCCCCGCAGAGCGCGCCGTAGAGGACGTGCGGGCAGGATAGCTGCCAGTTACGGCGCAGGCCGCTCTGGCGCATCGTTGTGGACGCAGGTTCGCACGACAGCACGGCTCTCTCGACGCCGCCGCTGGTGTTCTCCCGGCTGCACTGCAACACGCGACCGACCCATACCGCGTTGAACTTCTGGTCGTGGTCGTTCACATGCCCTGCGAAAACCTTCAGGCTCACCTTGAAGCCCGGCGGGTATGTGCGGAAGATTTCTGCAATCTGGGCCGAGAGCGGGACGGTGACTTTCATCTGCGTCTTATCCAGCCCGGCGGAGGACGTGATACGCCCCCGCTCAATCGGGATCGGCTCATAGGTCTTCCCGCCGAGCGTGATCGCCCGTTCCCCGTCGGTGTAGGCGTAGTATGTCGAATCGCCCGTCTCAAACAGGTAGAGTTCGACTGGCTCGCCCCAGAAGGCTTCATCATCCATTATGGCTTACCCCTAAACGTCACGGTGTCCACGACATTTTCGTAGGCCGTGTCACCCGGCAACGTCGCTGTTTTCGTATAAGTTAGTTTGACATACGCTGAACGGGCCGGGATGTCATCGACAAAATCCAAAGACACGTCGCCAGACGCGGTGATCTCGTGCGTGATCGTCGCGCCGATCTGGTCCCCGAGAGCGCCGAGAACTTCGGTGTAGAACTTAACCGTCACCCGTAGCAGGGCCTCTGCATCCATACCGTCGCTGATCTTCTTAGCCTCGGTGGACCAATGCAGCCCGAGCGATCCGAGGACATCCCCCGTAGAGATAAAGCCGTAGCCGCGCATGTCGTAGGTATGCGTCCCGTTGTCCTCCGCCGTGGTGATCGGAAAATACCCATCGCCGACAGCTTGGTAGGCCCGGACCTGTTGGATCGCGACCTTGGCTTCCCCTACCCGGCTGGTCGGCCAGAGCATCGTCAGCTTATCCGTCGCCATGCGCCAGAGCGGGAGCCAGCAAATCTGGCGGACCCGAGAATAGGTCAGGTCTGCTGACCAATTATTCTTCATCGTGATTACTGTGTTCCCGAGGGCTTTCGCCATCGAGTCGACCGTGTTGCACTCATGGGTCCCGTCGGCAAAGAAGACGATGACCCGATTCATGTGGACCGAACCGTCGTGCCTGTCAAAAACAACAGTCCCGTTGGCCGTGAGCGTATTTGTCCCCGACAGAGATTCCCCGGCCAACTCCATGTCGTCCCGCCAAGTCGGCATCCAGAACGAGTGCCTACGACCCCGCTTTCGGTGGGCAAACTGGATCAGTTCTTCCGCCGCATCCGAGGACATGCCGGAGTATGTCGCAGCCCATGTGCGCGTGTTGAACGGTTGCGCGGCCCGGTGGTCGAAGACGCCACGGTCGAACGACAGCGTGGTCAGGTATCCTTGGATTCCCGCGTCCACAGGCTCGCGCCAGTTGGGCTTGCGGAGCCAGAGTTCTCTGCCGTCATACCAGCGGTCGTTCCGTTGGCTGC